TACATTAATTAACTAATTTGGTATAATAACATTATGGAAAATAAAAAAGAAAAACTAATAGTAAGCGTTAAGGACATTAAAACCGGCCGCATGTATGCGACACCAGATCCTATCGACTATGATGATCTCATAGAAGATGAACGCGACTTATTAAATGCCATGGCCGATCCTCATTTCAATGGCCCTGGGTATGACGAATAAGACTCTACGCCAATCAATACATATACGCGGAGTAATTCTAGATAGCACCTTCCGATGGGTCAGTGTGGATACGCGCGCTGTAGAGTCTTTTTTAAAGTGCATTAGAGGGGTCAAACTAAGGGTACCTCTATTTTACCTAGTGCACTTTAAAAAATTTATTTTTAACCAAGGAGAAGCAAATGAAAAAGAGTTATACGTTATACAAAACATCGTACGGTGATACAGCAGTTAAGATTAGAAACCCATGGGCGTTCCCAAAATGGGCTAAGGCAAATTATGGATCAAAATGGCTTTCTAATAAGCAATTAATTGAAACATATTCAAAAGAACAAATGTTATTGTGTTTAAATTTAAAATAAGGATATATAATGCAATTATTAGACGCAGATAAAAAGAAAATCAAAGGAGCTCTTAACGAGATCTCTGATTCTATGACACGGGTTGAGGCTGAGAAGGACTTCGTAAGAGAAGTACTTAAGAACCTTTATGATGAGTTTAAGATCCCTAAAAAGACATTAGCTAAGCTTGCTAATACATATCATAAGCAAAACTTCAACGAAGAAGTAGCTTTAAACGATGAGTTTGAGACCATCTATCAAAATGTTACTAATCAAGAAGCAGAATAATTGTACATTATTAATTAATTATGGTATACTGCCAATATGAAAACTAAAAAACCTACCAAAGAATGGCAAGAAAAAGCTCTCGCTAAAGGCAAAGGTGATGGTGCTCCTGTGGTAACACAAGAAGAGTATCGTACATCTTTGATGAAAGCGTTAGGATACTATAACCTTAATATGGATAACAGTCAACGAGCTAAAGTAGCTCTTGCTTATATCAAAAAGAATCATAAGCCTCAATATGAAGTGCTATCAAAAGCACCTGACTATGAGTTCTTATCTTTAGGATCTATCATTACCATCCTTAATAAGGGTGAATACTTATCTGACAAAGATAAAGCAGGCATCGATGATAAGATAGCTCAACTATATGTGCGTTATTCTATAACATCATGGGCTGAAGAAGACATCCAACAAAAAGCTCCAGTTATCTCTATAGATAAGCGTGTGACTGATGCAGCCCGCGCGGCTTCTGAGGATATTGACTATGCCATTGATAAGTTCATACATTCAAAGACATGGGACTTCAATACTAAAGCACATCTATTATCTAATAACGTATCAGGTATGGTTGCTAAACGTATCGGTGATTATTATAAGCTTAATCTCAATGAGATCGATGAAGCATTGGCTGGTACAGATGAACAACTTACTGAAGGTTATTCATTCCTCACTAAGACGGAACTTAAGAAGTTTCGAGCTGCAATCCAATCTATTGTAGATGATTGTGCTCAACATCAGGTTACCGTTAAGAAACCAAGAGTGGTTAAAGCAAAACCACCAGCAGTGATCGTTAAGAAACTTAAGTATATGTTTAAACATGATCTATTGAACCTTAAGTCTATTAACCCTGCAGACATCGTAGGATCTAAAGAATTATGGGCATACAATATTAAATATCGTAAGCTTGTAGCATATGTGGCAGATGACTCAGACACACTATCAGTTAAGGGTACAACTATCATTAATTACAGCGTAGCTAAGTCATGGTCATGGACCCTCAGGAACCCTGAGAAGTTATTTAAAGACTTATCTATTAGTAAGAAGAATCTTAATACAACAGCAAAGGCTTTAACAACAAAACCGACAGTACCAAACGGTCGAATCAATGAAGAAACAATTTTATTAGGAGCATTTTAATGGCAATAGTACTATTTGAAAATGCATTTGAGGGTTTACCATCTAATAAGATAGCCATCAATGCAGAAAAAGTAATATCAGTATTTCAAGTGTTAGATCCACTTGATAAGAAAAAGAAACGTTTATACACTGCTATCTATGCGGGTGTAGACTTAACATGGACAGTTAAAGATCCTATCCATGAAGTATTGAATAAGCTCAATAAATCAACATACGTAGAATACGAAGAATGATAATCCTTGACTACAGCCAAATAGCGCTAAGTAACATACTACCTTTTCAGAACGACATCAAACGACAGTCACCTGAAGAGATCAAGAACCTAATCCGTCATACGACCCTATCCACCATTAAATCTTATAAGAAGAAGTATAAGGATTATGGAGAGGTCATCATCGCATGTGATGGTCGTAACTATTGGCGTAAGTCTATATTTCCATACTATAAAGCACATCGTAAGGCTAATAGAGATAAGTCTCCTCTTGATTGGGCGTTCATATTTGATACGCTTGGAGAGTTAAGAGATGATCTTATAAAAGAATTCCCATATAAAGTATTGCTTATTGATACTGCTGAGGCAGATGATATCATCGCGGTGCTTACAGAGTATACGCAAGAAAACTTATTAGTGGAGCAAGGATTATTCTCTGAACCACAAAAAGTATTGATCGTCTCGTCTGATAAGGACTTCATCCAACTACAAAGGAATAAGAATGTCCGCCAATGGTCACCTATGCAACGTAAGTTCGTTGAGGGATCACAAAAAGACATACAAGAATACACGATCACTCATATCGTCAAAGGAGACTCAGGTGATGGTATACCTAATATCCTCTCGAAAGATGATGTATTTGTTTCAGGCGATAGGCAGAAACCCTTCTCGGCGAAGAGGCTCCCTGAATTTTATGAAAAGGGCATTGAAGCGTGTAAGAATGACGAAGAGAAGAGGAACTATCAGAGGAATCAACAGTTAGTTAACTTTGACTTTATACCTGAAGATCTATGTAAAACTATTATAAGTAGCTATGAGAATGCTAAACCTAACGGTGATAAAAATTCTGTAATGAACTATCTTATAAAAAACCAATGTCGACTATTACTCGACGAAATTGAGGACTTTTAAAATGGCAGTTAGATTTTTACCAGAGATGCTTGACGAGATCAACGCAGACCCTAAACTATTACAAACAAAATATAGAGGAAACTCAGCTCTTAAGATCGTATTCGAATATGCGTTCTTAACTGATAAGAAGTTCTTATTACCTGAAGCTGAACCTCCATACAGACCAGATGCAGCACCGATCGGCATGAGTCCAGCTATCCTTACACAAGAGCTTAGACGCTTCTATGTATTCCTTAGAAAAGACTTAAAGCCAATCAAGCGTGAAGCATTATTCATATCTTTATTGGAGTCAGTCCATCCATCTGAGGCAAAACTAATCATTGCCATCAAGGATCAAAAGCTTAATAAGCTATATAAAAAGATAACACGTAAGGTTGTAGAGACAGCTGGATTCATCGCACCCGAGCAACCAGGAGCATAGTTTTACATAAATAGATAGTAAGCTATAGATCCGGATACTCATGAGTCTGGGTGAGTTTTAAATTGTCTTTATAATCAATAAGTTATGTTAGCATGTACATTAATTAAGGATTATGGTATACTGTATAGTATGATAAGACAAATATTACTTTATAAATCGGATAAGATCTCGGTCTATTGCACCCCAGCCGTACGCAAGCTTTCTACGCGTAGACTTACTACGTTCGTAAGGCAATGTGTGGCAGCTGAAAAGACCCTCATCAAAGACATATCCCAAAAATACCCTAAAAAATCCAAAGACATTAAGTATACGTTCATGTTTAAGAACTTTAAGTCAGAGGACATGTTAGGTAACTGTGATCAAGAGTATGATGATGATATCATGATCGAGTTAAATGCAAAAAACACTGCTAGTTTATGTAAGACTATATCTCATGAACTAGTCCATGCCAGACAATTTATATCTGGTCAACTTAAATACAACGTTAAGATCCAATACTTAACATACGAAGATGATAAGCATAGATACATATACCGTAGACAACCATGGGAAATCGAAGCTTATAACCTTGAACAGAAAGGCGCATTGAAGATTAAAAAATGGTTAATGAATCACACCCGCTTTTTACCTAAAATTGAAGATGAATATATTTTTTCTAGATCAGAATCCAACTAAAGCAGCACAATACCACGTAGATAAACACTGTGTCAAGATGATACTCGAGTCTTGTCAACTATTATCTACTGCGCATCGTATATTGGATGGAGATCAAACGATGGGTAAAACTGCAACTGGTCGTAATGTAAAACGTTGGGTATTATCTGACGAACGTAATGATATCTTATATAGTGCAACACATGTCAACCACCCATCTGCTGTGTGGGCAAGGCAGTCTAAAGAAAACTATAATTGGTTAGCATTACTATTAGCTAACTTATGCACGGAGTATACTTATCGATACGGTAAGGTACATAAGTGCCAAGAGACAGGTCTTGTTGCATTCTTATTATTAGTAGTACCTAAAAATATATCTGATGGTCCATTCACTGACCCGACACCCGCGATGCCTGATCAATATAAAGTCCCGGGAGATGGTGTACAATCGTATCGTAACTATTATAACGGCGAGAAGCAAAGAATGTTCTCTTGGAAGAAAAGGCAAGTCCCAGAGTTTATAAATAAAACTACAAGGGAAAATTATGCCAACATATGATTTTAGAAACAGAGAGACTGGTGAAGTCGTCGAACATATCATGAGTATAGCTGCAAAGGCAGAATACTTAAAAGAAAACCCACACATGGAGTCCATCATTACTGGCCAACCTCCTCTCATCGATCCATACAGATTAGGATTAGTCAAACCCGATAATGGTTTTAAAGAAGTACTACAACGTGTCCATGAGAAGACTGCTGGAAGTAAACTTAATAAAACCAGTAGCCACTTTTAGGAGAATATTATGCCTATCAAAAAAACAAGGTCATGGCAAACTAAGTTAAAAATTAATAATACTCGTAGAAAAAATGGTAAAGCAAAGTCTATGAGCTTTAACGGTGCGACAGGAAAAAGATTAGTAAATCCTAGTTTACGCCGCAAGAAAAAATAAGAATATGGATCTGCTGACTCCATAGCAATATAAGTTCAGCTGTTAACTACATAAAGGAGAAACACATGTTAACAAACATTATTGTATTTTTAGTAGGCGCTCATCTTGGGGCAAAATACCCAGAGAAAGCAACACTAATCGTCGATAAATCTGTAGCTTTAGTTAAAGCAGTATGGGCTAAAGTAGCAGGATTAGTGGCTAAAAAATAATGGCATTCGAATTCGATTTCACTGAGCAAAAACTAGGCCAAATACTTACTCGTAACAAGAACGTCCATGAGTGGTATGAAGCAATGGTTGTACAGTTACCTCAATTTGAAGTAACTACCGCTAAACGCGTTGCAGCTTTTGTGGCTCAATGTGCTCATGAATCTGCGGACTTCACAACTCTTCAAGAAAACTTAAACTATTCAGCTGATGCATTGAACAAACTATTTGGTAAGTACTTTGTTAAAGCTGGTAGAGATTCTGCTCCATATCATCGTAAACCTGAAATGATCGCTAATGTAATATATGCGAGTCGTATGGGTAACGGAGATACTGCAAGCGGAGAAGGTTATAAGTTCAGAGGACGTGGTCCAATTCAACTAACAGGTAAGGCTAATTATCTAGCATTTGCAACAGACTTCTTCGAAGATCCTGAAACAGTGATGGATGATCCTGACCTCGTGACAGATGATGTACCAACTTCCTTATATTCAGCACTTTGGTTTTGGAATAAAAACAAACTAAATAAGTACGCTGATGCAGGTGACATCAAGGGGATGACAAAGGTTATTAATGGTGGATACATTGGTTTAGAAGACCGTATCAAACATTATAACCATGCTATTGAAATCCTAGAATCTTAATTGTACTTTAATTAAGACCTGATGTATAATAAGAAAGTAGCGGTACTATGTAATGGGCCCAGTCGGTCAGCCTACGATCCCAATAAAGAATATGCATACCGCATAGGTTGCAATATTCCATGGACA